ATGGCCTCTGTAAAACTTTCCGACCTAAAGATTAAAGCACTAAAACCTAAAGAAAAAGTCTACAGAATATTGGATGCAGATAGACTTTACATAGAAGTTCGCCCTTCAGGAGCTAAAGTTTGGCGGTTTAAGTTTGTTTTTAATGGTAAAGAATCTTCTATGAGTCTTGGCGAATACCCGGCTATTACTTTGGCAGACGCTAGAATCTTAAAGGATGAAATGCGAGCAAAATTAGCCAAAGGCATACACCCAGTAGAAGATAGACAAAATAATAAGACCAAGGCATTAGAAGAAGGAAAAAATACATTCAACGCTATTGCAGCCGAATTTAAAGAAAAACGTATGACGTTGAAGTCTGAAATTTATCAAGAGAAGTTCGATACTGCTTTAGAAAAAGATATATGCCCAGTTATTGGCAAAAAAAATATTAAAGATGTGACTGCGGCTGACGTATTGAAGATTTTAAATAATACGATTAATCGTGTTACTAAAGAAACCAATGGAAAAATGACGGGTGAATCTGCTGCTTTACAAAATCGAAGATTCATTGGTGCTGTAACTCGTTATGCAATTGCTACTTTAAGGCTTGAGAACGACCCTACTTATGCTGTACGTGATGTGATCAAGCGCCCTCGTGTAAAACATGCAAGAGCCTTAACTAAAGAAGAAAGAAAAAAGGCAAGAACTCAATTGCCTAAATACAATGGAACAGAGACTGTTAAGAATGCTGGCTTCATTCTCTTATATACAATGCTTCGGGCAATTGAAATTAGAAAGATGCAATGGAAATGGGTCGAGTTTGATACACGACTTATTAGATTTCCAGAAGAGGCAATGAAAAAATCCAGAATCCATATTCTCCCTATATCTGACCAAGTATATGAAGTACTTAAGCGTCAATATACAATCTCTGGTGATAGCGAATTAGTTTTCCCTGCTATTTTCAGTAAGAAAAATGATGGCATGTTAGCTAAAGAAACGCTTAACAGTATGCTTGAATATATTGGCTTAAAAGGCGTGACCACTCATGATTTTAGGGCTACAGCTTCTACCCTACTATATGAAAAGGGCTATGAGGAAGCTTGGGTAGAAAAACAGCTTGCTCATGCTGAATCTAACAAGACAAAAGCATCTTATGACCATTCACAGCACTTAGAGGCTAGACGGAAAATGATGCAAGACTGGGCTGATATTGTAGATAGCTGGAAGGAGTGAGAATGAAAGACTGGATCTGCTTCTACATTGAGCATACTATTAAATATGGTAAGCCGTTCTATAAAGAGGCTGGTTGGTCTTTGGGCTTGAAGAATAATTATGTGGTTTTGAGTGAATTAATAAGTTAAACAAGGAATTATTATGGGTGAAGCAAAAAAACGTGGTAGTTTTGATATTAGAAAAGAGCAAGCTTTGAAGTTAAAGTCCCGCGAAGAAACAGAAGCCTTGCGAGCGCAGAAAAAAGAAGAGCAAGAGGAAACAATTTATAGAGAAAGATTGCTAGCATTTGCTAAAAGTAAATTAAGCATAACTAAACCTCGCCTACTACAGTTTACTAAATCTATTGAAGAATCCTTAATCTCTAAAAATTATTTTGCTGCCTTAACTATCGCATTAACCCTACCTGATATTTGTTGCTCCCTAGAAGATGAAAACAGGCGAACATCGGGTAAAAAGTATGCTGAATGGTTTCAGAAATATGTTGGTTCCAAATATACCAGTAAGATCGGCCATGAAAAAGCTGAGACTATTTTTTTATCTGGGGAAGAGTGCTTTGCTTTAAGGTGTACATACCTTCATAAAGGAATTAATCATATTGAAGATGAGAAAATACTTAAGGACTACGAAGGAGGCTCTAATAAAATTGAATTCATGGCTGAAATGAATTCTGACTGCGTTATAGTAAATGGTGTTTTATTACTAAAACTAGAGAATTTCTGCTGTAATATAATTAAAGGCGTTAATCAGTGGTTATCTGATAAAAAAGATGACTTTATTATTAGAAAAAGAATAAGCGAAATACCAGAAATATACACCAGCAGTTTCTCACCAATACCTGGAGTTCTCATAGGTGGATAACGATTTGCCCTCACTTAGAGGGCTTTTACACATATCCCAACATTAACTGAAGTGTTAATTGTGTGAGCTGTGCAACCAGAGAAAAGGATGCACAGCAATGTGATGATCGATGCAACTTTGGTACGTTTGCACATATAAGTTACTTCTTTAAAAAGAGTGCTCGTTCTGCTTCTCGGCGACGAACTAGACCTTTCAAAACTTTTCCGCCTGCCTTATTCCAGACAAGGAATTGATCAGCAGCGCCTTGATAGTCACCTTTATTCAGTTTTTTTAATAAGGTTGAATTATTAAAAGCACCTGAGCCAATGTTGTAAGTCAGTGAAACCAAAGCATCAAACTGATTTTGATTTAGCGGTACAGTCACAGACTCATTTACTGTTTTTTCAAATTTAGCCAAGTCGTGTTTAAAGTAAGCTTTAGCTTGCTCAGGTGTGCAAGTGTCACCTTGCTTAACCTTCGCGCCATTTGGATAAACTGTGGTGCCAGTGCCAATGGTCCAGACTCCAACACCATCGTCATAAGCTTTGAATCTTGTGCCTTCAAAACCAGAAATTAGGTCAACGCCAACATCACTTGTCGTTTTCCCACTTGGTGCAAGTTTATCGACCACTTTATTCAGGTCATCGACTTGGGATTGTGTAAGCTTCCCGCCTGCAATGACACGGGCAGCATCGAAGAATGGTTTAGTTGTCATTTGATTCACCTTTCTTTTTCTCTAACTCAGAACTACCAAAATAAAAGCCGCATGCAGTTGTCATAGCCCCTGCAATGAAACCCAATGCCGTATTGATCAGATTGCTATTTTCACGTGGCATATCCACAAAAAATAAAGCAATCACTAAAACAAACATTAATCCCACCAATGCAAAAGCTAGATATGCTCGAGTATTTTCACTATTCATCGTCCCGCTTCCTCTAACCGTGATACTTTCTCTTTAATTAAAGATTGGTCTTGGCTTAATTGAATAATTGAAGATCCAACCCAAGCGCACAGTGAAAATACGATGCCCGCAAAGATGCCAAGCAATACACGCAGCACAGATATTCCACCATCTTGCGATGCTGTACGGTTTTCTAAATTGGCAACTTTAATATCTAAAGTATCGATATCTTTCTTGTTCTGTTCGCTAGTTTCCTTATGTGCTTCATTAATGAAAGTCAGTCGAGTAACATGATCTGACAACATGCGAATATCACTTTGAATAGAGTCAATTTTCTTTTCGAATCTCAACCCATACGATTCATTTTCAGTCATGCCTTCCCCCTAATTTCGGCAATAAAAAAGCACCCGGTTGGGTGCTGTTATTTCTTCATTTCAATTACACTTAATGTTCTTGAAGTAATCATGAAAGTATTGTTAGAACTTATATTCAATGGAATATTAACACCCTCCTGCCTTGCAAAACCTGCTCTAAGTGTATAGGTGACATTGCCCACTGTACTAATATCATCAATAGCAGAGACGATAACTGCAGTACCATTGAAATTGACATTAATATTTCCTGTCTCAATGTTTGCACCTAGTGAGCCCCTGCCTATTAAAGACCCATTCCTATATATTGAAATGTAGAAAGAGGCCATTGCTCTATCATTCGCGGCAATTGGATTACCTCGTCCGTCACTTACACTAAAAGCGCCAAAAGTAGGTGTGCAAATATTTACTGAAGCATCAATTCTAACTTTTCCACCACTTCTATTTAACGTTACTTGTAAAAGTGTACCTATATGATTTTCCCACGCTGATAGGTGGTTGTTAAAATCATTATTAGGCAACCCGCCAGTTGATCCTCCTGAAAAACTATTGATAGTTTTGATATCAATTGCTTTTACACCTATTGGAACTGTTACAGCTTCATCTTTAATTTTTAAAGTATCAACTGCTCCATCTTCAATATTCGCAGTCTTGACTTTAATTGTCCCCAAGTCTGCACTAATAGCACTTAAGCTATCAGCCCAGATTCGATTGGCATTGATATATCCAAAACTACCATTGTCGACATACAAACCACGCGGAATAACAGTACCGTTTGGCAAAGTAACCGGAGTGTTTTGCAGGGTCATTAATGGTTTAGGTTCTACACCATCAACACCGACAGGCGTACCAAACTGAATTGCATCATAATTGAATATGAAAGTTGAAGTCGTACCATCATTCATTGATCCATGACCAGAAACATGGCCATTTACATCGAACTTAGTAAACTGCTGAGCATAGATGCCATCCACACTTTCACTGACATTTTGAATAGACGCACTATTCTCACCGACTTTTGTATTTAACGTTTCCGTTACTTTAATCGTTGAAGAAATTGCACTTGAATTTGCCTCGAGCTGGCGCTTGAATACGGCATTGTTCTCATTCATCTGAGCAGAAAGCTGTTCAGTAAGTTTAGCTTGGGCCAAATCACCTTCGATACGAGCAGATTGCTCTGACCATACGCCTGCATAACCTCCTTCATTTCCGATTAAGTCAGATTCTGACCCGATCAATGGAGGATTAATTTGCGCATAAACTCCATCAATCCTTGTAGTTTGGGCAATAACTTTGTCATCTACATTCTTAATGTCTGACTTAACTTGCGTCAATTGTCCCGTTGAAGCTTTATCGTCAAGCTCAAGATTAATGGAATCAATCGCTTCGGCATTTGCAGCTGACTGATCAACTGCAATTTGTGCAGATTGGCGTAAAGTTGCAAGAGCACTGTCATTACTTGCGATATACGTATCAATCTTTTGAACTGTTACTTTGTCTCCCTCTATACGCGCTTGAACCTCTTGCTGAGCGTATGCACGTAAATCATTTACTTCAACAACGGTTGTATCAATGCGCTTACTAAGTGCCAAGTCTCCTTCGATCATTGCCGATTGAACAGACCATGTGCCAGCAAAACCTTGATCATTACCAATCAAATCTGATTCCGAGCCGATTAGCGGAGGGTTAAGCTGTGCATACACACCGTCCGTTTTTTCAGCAACTAATGAAAGATCATTTGCAACAACTCGAATACTTTCTTGAGCCGCTGCAATTCCCTCATCACTTGACTGTTTAACAGTATTTACAACTTCAAGAACACCTTCATCACCTGCAATGATTTGCTGTGATAAACCATCTTTGGCTTGCTGAACAGAGTCTTTACGATCTTTAACTTCTTGTGCAATCCGATCTTTCGTATTCTGAATATCTTGCTTAAGTGGACCTATTTCAGCATCAATAGTCTCAATATGATCAATCTTGGTTTTAAGATCCTGACTAAGTTGTGTTTCACTGATTTGATCATTCAAGAGCTCAAGAACATCTGTTGCATCGGCTGAAGTTGTCGCATGAGTCCAGTCTGACCATGGCCCAATATTCCCGATCCTATCAATCAAACGGCCACGATAAAATTGAGTTAAATTTGGCTGCAAACCCTGAAGAGTATGAGTCGTCGTTGGATACGCAAATAAGCCTAATTGGGCAATATTGCTGGTACCATCCGGTGAAACTTGAATTTCAGTATAAGCTGTATCAAGCGCACCGGTTGCAGGAAAGCCCCAATTTAGGCGCATACCAAACAAAATGCCTGTTGCTTGGATGAACGCTAAAGCAGGTGGTAAACCTTGTTTTCCAGAAAGTTCCGTCAATACTGAATAAACTGGTAAAGAAGCAATCTCAAAAGCTGAAATCGCTGTAACACGTGCTTGATACTGCCCCGCATAAATACCAGGTACTTCGACTGAGTTATTGCCAGTAACTGGAAGCTTGATCCAGCTGCCGTCATCTTTACGCCACTCAACTTGATATTTAACCGCGCCCTTAGCCTGCGCCCAAGATACAATCATTGTTGCTACATTGATGCCCTGATCAACTCTGCTTTCACTAGTAACAACGACATCTGTTACAGGATCCTGAATTGTTGGGTTCACAATCGAAATCGGGACCTCATCAAAATAAGCGCCCTTATCAATGGCATCAAATTTGGCTGGGTTATATTGAAGTGCAGTCACTGAAAATTGATGACTTTCATCTTGAGTAATCGAGATCACTCGAAACTTCATTGTTGCTAAATCTTGGGCATCTATAACCCATACATTTTGAGTGGCAATCGCATCAAATTCATGAGTAACAGTTACCACTCGACCCGATATCGATTGAACAATTCGAGTTTGAGCTTTGCCATCCTCGCCATTAATAATCAGTCGGTCTCCAGCAACTGCCACAACGTCGTCACGATCTAGCGTAATGCTTTTACGATCTGCCGATATTTTAGATATACGTCCACCGTTTGATCGACCAGCAAACAATGGATCTGCAATATCAATAACTCTTCCCGGCTGCGGAATATGGCCATCCAAACCAACTTTAAAACTCACCGTTCGAGTTTCCAACTGCTCAGACTTTAAAGCCCACCAGCCTGCTCTCTGCGCTTGTCCACGCGAAGTGCATCCCCATGCGTCAAGCTCAAGAATACGAACTTGGCCCGCTTCAGCAATTGCTTTCTCATCACGAACAAACTCATACTCGGTTTTATAGTGATTAGCCGGGTTATCCCACGCAATTTTTACAACATTATGGCGATCACGTGCACGGGTACCTGAATATTCAAAATTGCCATCAATGACATTGGCACGCGTATAAGTAAAATAAGTATCTTGGGGAATATCCGCATCACAAATAATGCTATTACCATCCCAAAATGTGATAGCACGGAATACACCGGCTAACTTAGTTAAAATCTCAAATGCACCTTCGGCACTCTGAAGATAAACATTACATGTAAAGCGTGGTTCTTGACCGCCTAATCCGTTCGGTACCATTTGGTCACAGTATTGTGCCAAGCGATATAAAGACCACTTATCAACCATTAGCGGGGTTAAGCGGTCACCCAAAGCATAACGGTCTACTGTGCATATATCGTAATAGATCCATGCCGGGTTATTAGAATAGGCTTCTTTGAAAGTACCGTCCCACATCCCGACATATTGTCGTGTAGCTGGATTGTAGTTAGTAGGAACCTTTAGAATTCTTCCCTTTGTATCTGCAGCAACTTTAGCAACGTTTCCAAAAGTCTCAGCATCGTATTGAAGGCCCAATAATGCTGTGTTTGGGTAACGTAATTTCGCATCAATGACTTCAGTCACTGCTTCAATATACATCTTGTCACTGACATACTCTGAAGTTGAGTTCGGAGTAAGTCTGCGAACTCGAATTAGCCAACCTGAGTCAGCTCGAGGTAAATCAATGCGGTGTGCTCGCTCGTAATTTGCAGAGGTTTTATCTGAAATCTTGGTTTTTAGTACTTCAGTCCAGACACCTCCATCTGTCTGTAAATCGATTGCGTATTCGATCGTTACGCCTGATACATCACCATTTGTAGCATTCTGAGTACGCAAAGGACCCCACTTTAAGCGCAAACGAACAGCATCAAGATCAAGATTACTAAAAGCTCGAACCCATGGCGTTTCAGACTTTAACTCCACATCGATGGCAGTTTCACTTTCTACTGCAGGAAAACCCTCAATGTATTCCTGATCATTAGTACCATTTCTAAAATCAACTTTTACATTTTCAAAGTTAAGGCTTCCATCTGCATTCTGAAGTGGAGTTTCTTCTAAATAAATTGACTGAAGCCCATTAGCTAAACCTTCAATCTCGCCTTCAGCTAAACCATATAGAACCTTGATAAAGGTTTTCGATTGAGCAGAATCTGGTGAAATGACAGGTTGCCGTTGTTTATTGCTGCCCTTTTTTGCGCCTACTACTGCATTCATAAGAAATCTCACGCAATAAAAAAGGCGCTAGAAAGCGCCTGTTAAATAATTAAAATTTACATCTGATCTTCAGGATATTGACCAGCACTGATAATGAAGCCGCCGATTTCCCGTTGACCATAAAGAATTGGAACAGGATTACCTTGTGCAACTGTAGTTACTGCACCGCCAAAGCCTTTGTTGGCACGGTTGCCGTCTTGGTTTTGGTCTTGAGTATTATCAATTTTTGGCATGAGCATTGATGCAACCCCTCCCATAGCCATGCCAGCACCTGCACCTATCAATGCAACCTGAGCAGCCTGACCAATACCTGGTATAAATGAAGCAGCTATCAGAATCGCACCAAGTACAAGTTGCAAAATCCCATTATTGCCACCAGCCCCCATTACACGCGGGACGATATGAATAGTGTCTGCTTCAGTATTCATATCAAGCTGTTCTTCACCGATATTGTCACCAGTGATTAGGCGCTTAGTTTCATGATCGTAAATTGCTGGGCGTTTCTTGCCTCGCTTATTACTTGAGTTCTTTATTTTTAAAAACACGGCAAAGCGTAGGCCCTGCTCATGTGCATGCAACATAAAGTGTTCAAAGCCAGCGATCTGAACAGATAAAGCCCGCATAGCTTCGCGCGTATTGGCAACATCGAGCTTAAATTCACGACCGAACTTTTGCCCCAAGATGCCGTACAACTTAATTGTTTTTAACATCTCTATGCCTCAAAATTTTTACCGTGCGATCTTTCCACTGTTGGCCATAAATTTCGCGTACTGACTTTCTGTTATACGGATGATGAAGGATTAAACTTGAACCTATGCATTGCTCAGTTTGCTCCGATTTAAGCTGTCCATTATCACCCAGCCAAACAACCGCATGATTAGGATGCTCGGTACGCCCAACCCGACAAACCAACATATCGCCATATTCTGGTTTATCAACTTCAAAGAAACCTGCTTTTTCGTAATTTTCAAGGTAAAGAGAAGGATGATCTTTATCTTCCCACCATGCATCCTCCCGCTTAAAATCCATAAGCTCTATACCTAATTCACGACTATAAAAATCACGTACAAGCGCATAGCAATCTTGCCAGCCATGAAAATAATTACGCCCCACTAAAGGGGCGCGATAATCGCAAGGCTCGTAGACTTGAAAATCAAGATCTGGATATGAACAAATCACCCACGGTTTTTTGTGCAGTTCAATTTGTATCAAATCAAGCTCAGATGCTTTTGTAGTTCCATCTGGATGAGAGTGCACATAAGCTAAGATTTCGCCTTGATCTTCAGCACTTGCCAAGTCTTCGGGATGAATTTCAAACTGATCAGATTGAGCGGAAACATTGCGGCAGCGGATATATTCTTTTCCAACAATTACCCCACAGCATTCATGCGGATAGCATTCATCGGCATGGGCCATGATTGCTTTTTTGGTTTTTGCTGTAAGTTTCATAAAACCTCACAATAAACTTGATGCAGGGAACCCGCCAAAAGGCAATGGCTTGTTTTCTCCAAAACGCAAACGGCATGAACGCAAACTCCCACTACATCGATCTAAAGCTGGATCATTGGTAGGCTCATCCTTATCGGTGAACATTGCCGCTCCGGTATATCCACATTCCTCACCACGGTAATTGCCCATCATGCACCAATGACAAAGTGAAGTAATTTGTCGAACTGGGATTTTCAAACCCTCAAAATCGATTGGATTGGACAGCTCAAAAGTTACTTGCTGGGCGTTTTCAGATGTCTTTTGCTCGATGTACCAGATTTGCTCTTTTGATTCATTCGATGCAGTTGGATTACCTGCTGTGAAGTTTTCGGCATCTAGGTATTTGGCAAGTGTGGTAATGACTTTAAGCTTAGCCCCAGCAAAGTCTTTAAACTGCAAACAGTAAGCAGACACAGCATTTTGAATACCGTTGATATTGTTGGCCATGCTTAAAGTGGGCGCTGAAGCTTTACCATCACTTCGCATTTCAAGCCCAGATACTTCCAGGGCCATCGGCTCAAAAACTTGACCTTGCCAGATAATATTTCGGTTCCATACTTTCTGATCACCGGTATCAAAAATCTTTCCAATGCTGCCAGAGTCGGCACCAATTAAAACTTCGGAACCAATTGAAGAGTAGATTTTCTCCCAGTCTTCATAAGAAATATGACCATGAAAACGTAAAATGCCAGCGCCTAAACTGCTGGCATCTAGTTCATACAAATGGATTAATCCATCGACATACAGCTTCTGGAAATCACTATTCAGGGTCATAAGTCACCTCGTCATAGATTGGATTTCCATCTTTGTCTAAGACTGGCACCTCGTCATAGATTGGATTTCCATCACTATCAACTGCTTGAACCCATTCAAAAACTGGCTCACCATTTTCATTAATGACTGGTTGATTCGTTAAGATTGGGGTACCGTTTTGATCTGTTTGAATGTGAGTTACTGGTTTTTGGTAATTTTTACCGCCAACAACAACTGGATTACCAGCATCATCAAATAGATCTTCATATTTAGTGATGTAAGTCAATTGCGGTGCATATTTTACTTGCTGGACCATACGCGGTTGTTTTTCAGTACGTGGAATTTTTCTGACGATTGTCTTTTTAATACTGTTTAAACGAATGTCGATCCATCGCGGCTCACCATTTGCATTGTTCGGAATATCGATTGGTGCATCGAGATTCGCAACTATATCGCCCTCATCATTTAGCTTTTTCTTGAATGTCTTAATTTCAAGATCACCGTTTTCTAAAGTTTGATATTCAACTGCACAGATTTTATTGCCATGGGTATCTGTTGGGATCTCAATCCACCAGCCCTCCTTCGCAAAACCTGAAGAACCTTTTACCAGATAATGCCCAATGTCTAGTTTCTCAAATGAAAGTGGCTGTTCAGCAGCTTCATCGTTAGGTTCAATTTTATCTACAAATAATCGAATAATTGGAGATGCTTTTTTAATAAAGCCGTTCGCATCAACTGTTGTGTTGGCGCTATGCAAAATATTGAAATAGCTAATTGAGTTGGATGACCATGTTCTAAACCCCATTTGTGCAGTACCATGCAGACCGACAACAATCTGCGCGCCGAGCGAATTATCGATCCATGGTAAGTTAACTACTTGCTGATATGCAGGCATTAAAGAAGCATCACCGTTTTGAATACCAGCTATAGCAAAAAAACCACCCTTTACAATTCTTTCTGCGCTACCGACGTATTGACTTGTAGCACCTATACCAAATGCACCAACTTCCATCACATTCCCAGCAGCAGTACCCACATATCGGCTAGCTGCATGAGTGTTGTTTGTAAAGTTTTCATTCATTTTTGCGCCAGTAGAGCGGAACGTATCACCACCTGCGCCAGTCGGTGCCGAACCAAGATTTACTGTTTGAATCGTCATTTTCTTACTCGCATAAAAAAAGCCCCTATTAAGGGGCTATGAGATAGTTAGTTGTTAAGGGTAAAAAACTTGGGTGAACGTTGTGGAAATTTGCCAAGTGTCACCACCGATTTGGCGAGGTTGATATTCTGGGCTAGTTTTTACCCGAACTTCACCATCTAAAGGAGAATCCCAAAGAAATGAGTCTGCTCCCTTGTGCTGATCGAAGAATGCTTTGATCTGCATAATTTCAGCTTTATAAGCCGTTCTTTGATATGTCCATTCACCAGCTCGGTTATTGATGCCTACAGCAATGTTTTGTTCATAACCATCACCGAACTTAGAAGACAATGTATTAAAACGTTGGGTATTACTATTCCCATCTAAGTCACATTCAAATGTGAATTTAAGATCGCTCATAAATTTTTCTCACAAAAAAAGCCCGCTTTAAGCGAGCTTTTAAGAATCATATCTAAACTATGACCAGATTAATAAAACTATACCGTAATTAACGCAAAAGCGGAAATATCATTCGGGTTGAGTAATATCACTTAAATGAGCATCAAAAGTTCCAGTAACTAAATTTTGTTCTCTATCATTTGAAAATTCTCGGTTAAGCAATAAATGATCTCTAACTTTATTCGTATGTTGAATATAGTCAGCATGATCAATGACGCCCTTATCGACTAGATACATAACCAAAGAGCTAATTAAAAGTCGGTTGCTTGTCCAAGCTTCCATTGTTAAATCTGTTGATTGTTCTGCCAACTTTTCTAGCATTTTATCCATAATTTATTTATTACCTCATTTTTGTAAATTCGCCACCTTGACGAGCAGCCATTCTGAACCGGTTATCCACTTCAGATCGAGCTACCTCTTTAACAATCTTACCAATAGTAACTAGTAGATCTCCATCCGAATTTGTCGAAGTTTCAACTTTTTCTGAACTGTAATTATTAATAATTACATTAGGTTGAGACTTATCGACTCTTCCAGAATTAATCGCATTAAACTGTCGTGCTTCCAGTCGTGTTGCTATAACGTCAGTTGTGTTTTTAGAAACAAAACCTCCATTTGCATAACCACTGGGTTTGCTCTGGCGCATGCTTTCAACAACGCTAACACCGCCCCAGCGTTTAATATCTTCTTGGGACCAAACAACTTCTCCTTTATGCACAATCCCTGCTGGTGTATGTTTAAGGCCGTTACCTGTATAACCACCATCTGCAAATCCTTGCGGGGTCGCAGCTTGGATAAGAGATACAAACGTACCTGATTTAATTGTTGCGATCGCTGCTGCAGCAGCTTTCTGATACCAAGTGCCGGGCTCATTTGCATAAGCATCTGATGCAGCTTTCCACATGTTCATTCCAGCTTGCGCTAAAGCAAATGCGCGCTGACTTTCATAAAGAATGCGGTATGCACTTGATGACTCACCAAGCATATTTTTAAACATGCCAGCCAAAGCCCCTGTAACATTAGCTCCATAACCTAACTGAAGGCTCATTGAATCATTTTGATATGTCGATTCAATCAGTTTCAGGCGCTCAAAGTGTTCTTTCATGATTTGTTCACGTTGTGCATTTAGAGCTACCATATTTGCATTTGGATCTTTAGCTTGAATATCAAGTGCAGCTACTTGAGTATTTGCTAAATTTAGAGATTGAGCCCTCCGATCAGTGCGCGTTTGGTTTAGTTGGTATTGCTGACTATTACCAGTCATATCGGCTTTAGTCTGATCCCAATTTTTACTAGATTGAAAAGCCTTATCTAGAATCTCTAGACGTTCTTGCGCCTTAGATAAAGATAGGCGTTCCCGTCGTTCTTCTTCATCCTTAGTAGTTAATTCAATCTGTTCCCGTTCAATACGATACCTTTCCTTAATGGCATCAACTTCTGAATACAAGAACTGTCTGGCCTGAAAAAGCCTTTGCTCTTGAGCAAGTTTCAGTAATCCTAACTCTTGCTGTTTTTGCAATTTCAGGCCATCTAAAGCAACCTTTCTTTGATCTTCAGAGAGTTTACCCTCAGCAACTAATCGCAAAGAATTGGTTTCATATGTGTAATCAAGCTTTTGTTCTTCAGTCCACTTATAACCATTTACTTCAAAATCAAATTGCTTCTGAGCTAACTTATCTTCAGCATCATAACGCTCTTTAATTTTTGGGATTAAATTTGATTGACCTAAAATGGTTGCTTTGTTGATTTCCTCCTCACGTTTTTTGCTTCTAGCAACTGTTTCTGAGTCATATGTTGCCTGTAGCTGTTTAACTTCCTCAAGAGTTTTAGCGCGTGCCTTATATGCTTCATCTTCAAACTTTGAAAGATCGCCGATTGCTTTTGAGGCTGCTTCGGGGTTATCTCCTAAAATTTTATTAAGCTGATTATAGTAAGAGTCTTGTTTGGCTAAATGCTGTGAAGCTTTAGCTTTGCCAAGCTTTTTCCCATCATAGTCCCAGCCAACAAGATTTTTGGCAACGGTTCTCTCTAAACTTCGATAGTCTAAATCGTCATTAAGAAGAGCTGCTTTAGATTTGCTATAACTTTTATCGGTCATCGCCTCTTGCAATAAAAACTTAGCTTGCGCATCTAAAGCATCTTGGGTTTGCTGGATTTTTCCATTTTTATCTAAAACGCCTTGTCCCTGTAAGGACTGCATGAGTTTAGTTGAGCGACTTTTTTGCCATGATAAAAACCCTGTATTGGTATAACCATTATTTGCGTCTTTGTGACTACCAAACATTGCCTCATTTCTAAAATCAGTCTCTCGTCCAACTTGAGCTGTCATTACTCGTGCTTGCTTATCTCCCAATCCAGCATTACGGAATGCTTGATATACACGAAGCATATTTCTTACTTGCTCATTATTCCCTGCGAGCAATACCGCTTGCTTTGTTAGCTCTTTAGTTTGCTTACGCTCGGCATCATTTAGGGCATCCTTTTTATCTTTAAGTACATCAAGGGCCTTTTGAGCTTGTGCAACTAAATCCATCTCCTCTTTAGTGACAATTGCAGTGGTACCAGGAGGAGCAACAGCCTGTTTAGCTTTTTGCAGCTCAATGATCTTTTTAACAGTTTCTTCACTGTAGCCAAGATTTAATAAAGCTAACTCTTCATTAGAGTTAAGAACTTCAGTACGGAGGCTATCAAAATACCCTTTTTGTGCCTTTGAGGCTTTATCTGCGGCATTGGCATTACTATTTAACTCATCAGTATTTCCCTTTACTTGAACAGCAGCATTTTGTGCTTGGTTGCCAGCAAGCTGTACATTAACAGTAAATAATTTCAGTTTCTCCGCAGATAAATTCGCTTTTGACGAGTTCTCATCATACTGCGCGGCTTGCTTTTTAAGGTTTTCATATAGATCTGTAGGTAACTTAATTTTATTTAAGCGCTCAATGGCTTCTGTATAGCTGATAGTTCCTTTACGAGCCTCTTGAGAAATTTTTTCAACTTCCCAATTGCCACGAGCATAGTTTTCGATATCAATTAATGCAGATGCAACTGAACGTGACGATTTGTCTAATGCTTCGTTTTGGGCATTGAATGCTGCCGTTAAATCATCAACCGCCTTTGCTTTATCATTGCCAGCTAATTTCTTTAAAGCGTCATCTGTCTTTTCTGCAACTCGAGCCTGTTCTTCAAGCTTTTTATTAGCTTCAGCTGTGTTGTCTCGCATTAATAAATAGCCAGCGGCTAAGCTAGCCACAGTAATACCAATGCCTACAGGGCCACCAAGAACACCTAGAAGTCGTGCACCAATCCCAACGCTTGCAGCTCCGGCTGCGGCTGATCTTGATTGGGCTACTGCTAGGGCTTCTTCTGCTAATGCCAATTCACGCGTAACTTGAGCCTCAATCTTTTTGAGTTCAGCCATTCGAGTAATTGTAGCTGTTCTGCCTTGCTCGGAAATCTGAGATTTAAGGCGTTGAACCTCTAATGCTTTCTCAGCAGCTATTGCTGCCAAAGTTACTTGTGTATTAGCTACTAGAGTTTGTGTACTAATTAATTGTTGGGCTGCTGCTGTTCTTTCAGCTTGAATTGCAGTGTATTGAGCAACTGTTTGTGCAGCTAATTCTTTAGTTTTTGCTGCGACTGCAACACCAGATGCATAAATTGCTGGGATATAAGTCCCCAGCCAATAAGCGCCACCAAGCATCATTGCTGTTGTTAATGTATCTAGGTTCCCTGCAAGTGTCTGGATAGAACCTGATAATGCTTGTGCAGCACCAGATCCTTTGCCTGACTCGCCAACAAATTTAGTAATCTCATTGCTTAAAAGGGTTAAAGACTGGCTGACAGTAATGTTTGTTTTGGCAAACATCGCGTCAACATCTTTTTCAACATTTCGGAGAGCTTTCACAATTTCCTGTGATGTGATTTTTCCTTCCGCTGCTACTGAACGCAACTCACCTACGGTAATCCCCATACCCTGAGCAATTGCTTTTGCTAATGCTGGGGTTTGTTCCATTACAGAGTTAAGCTCTTCACCACGCAAAGTACCACTGGCAAGTGCTTGCCCGAACTGTACCAATGCTGCATCAGCTGCCTCTGCACTTGCACCACTAATAGCCACTGCTTTTGACACTGTTTCAGTCAAACGTGCAGTGTCATCCATGGTTAAATTCAGTGTTTTAGCATTGTCACTAAAGCGCTGATAAACCTGCAAAACAGAATCCCAAGCCGAATATGTTTTTTGTGCAATTCGGAATGTATCTTCAGTTGCTTTGTTTAGCTCAACTTGGCTGTTAGTCACTAACTTAAGCCGGTTTTGAAGACCAGTGTAAGTATCCATCTTCGAAATGGCAGCACTTACAGTAACCAATCCAGCCATATATCCAGCAAGCTGACGCGTAGCGACAGATAATCCATCCATAGACTTCGTGGCAAAGTCTCCCTTGCGCTCAATGCTATCTAATTCATTACCTAGATTACGCGCATTACGCTCTGCATTTTTTGCATCAATTACAATGACGAGACGTGATTCTTGTGCCATTTTTTACTTTCCTCTAGGCAATAAAAAACCGACCATTTATAGGTCGGTTTTAGGCTTTAATCGCTGCAATGATTTCTGGTAATTTCCAGATTAGGATTGGTGTGGAAATTATGAATGATGACTTACATGCATCCCACCAATTATATTTTTCTTTCATCGAATGACCTCAATCAATTTGGCAGTTGCATTAAGTATGTTTGAAAACTGCCAAATCAAAATGCCAAGCAAGACAGATCCTGTTACTTTCCAGTAGCCATGTTCTTTCATAATTACCTCTACTTTTTGCAGAATTACTGCTATAATTTCAGGCATAGATTGTATTTCTCCTTAATCTTGCTCCGGTTAAGTTGTAAAAAACCCCAATGTTGACGCATCGGGGTTTTTCTTTGGGCATTAAAAACCCACTCTAGTGAGTGGGCTATTTGGTATTTAAAAACTATTAAGTATGAGTATTTAACCCTTTATTTATTAGCAAATTACTACCAATTTGAATCATTCTTTTGATTTATGATATCAAGACCATAGTTCTTAACTATCCCTTTAATCTGGGAATCAATAATAGGTTTAGAAATATTGTCATAAAATGGGTAGTTATTTACAGCTTGGTGTACATCACTAAAGGTCAATCTGGATTTGCCATCTTTTATCTCTATTTTCAAAGTAAATTCTGCTTTAGTTGATGTATAAGCTAAGCAATTCATACCTTTTACATTGTCAGGGCATTTAAGAGAAAAGTTACCTTTCCCTATGATTATTCCAGTATTTTTATCCGCATACTGAATGACATTGTTTGCAGAATTAAAAGATTTAGCAATCCAGATTTTTGAAAGTTCAAATATTTGATCTTTAGGAATACTATTCAGTTCTACCACCTCAGAATATCCTTTATAAGCATTTCTTTGGACTTCTTCTGGAGAAGGAATAGTAATACACCCATGACTTGTAATAATTCCTAGTGCAGCTAGAATAAAAATAATCTTTTTCATAAAAATACCCTCATATTTGAGGGTAATTTAACAAGAGCTTAAATTACAAGCAATAAAAACTCATACAGACTCCTAGGGGGTGTTATTTCTTATGAGCTAAAGCATAAGCAATATCCGATAATATCTTCCGTTCTGTATCCTTTAGGTTTTTGAACTGATTTCCAATGAACTCTAGGTATACTTCGCTATTATTAGCCGCATATTCATCCACTGCAACTTCAAGCAAATACTTATCTATGATTTGAATTATTTTCAATAAGTTACTTTCTTGGTCAGGCATAAACTTGTCAAGAGATTCTTTATTCCCCTTTAAAGCATAATATAGTCCGAACTTAAGTAACTCATTAATACATGTATTTATCGATTCACCTTGTTGTTCGGAATATGCGACTAGATCTTCATGTATTTTTGGCAGAAGCCGTGCAGGGAATCTGATTAATTCTGATTGCGACATAATTTTTTCCTCAATGCTTGACATCAAGAGTAATATCACTATAGATTATAGTCAAGTGATATCAGTGTTGATGTCATAATAAAACGCCCCGATGATCTTGGCGGATGACGGGGCGAGTTATCAACCACTATGAGGTAATTGATATGTCTAGTTTAGCACTAAGCTTTAATGATGTGAACTTTTCGCCTGTTCAGCACAACAACCAAATTTGGTTAACTGCAAGTGAACTTGCAAAGGCTCTTGGTTACGCCAAATCTGATGCAGTGACTCAAATCTATGAACGAAATAAAGATGAATTCAATAGTGATATGACCTTGACCCTCAAATTGAGTGTCAAGGGATTTGGTAATGGAAACTCACTTAAAGAAACTCGTATCTTTAATCCGCGGGGGTGCCATTTAATTACCTTCTTTGCTCGTACTTCTGTAGCGAAGAAGTTTCGGAAATGGGTGCTTGATGTTCTTGATAAAGAAATTGGCGCACCAGTTGTCAAAACTCACAAATCAGAACGTGAACCATTAACCAATGCTGTAAATCTTCTTGTAGCTAAAACTAAGCATTTGAATTACAGCGATGCTTATAAATTAGTTCACCAGCGCTTCAATGTTCAGCATATTGATGAAATTCCATATGATGCAATACCTGTTGCTGTTGAGTATGTTCACCACTTAATTGCTATGTACAGCAAGGCCGAAAAACAAGGTTCTTTGTTTGATGAAGATCAATTTAAGCTGCTCAAGCACCTAATTGATGCAATTATTTCCCAAAACTTTGCTACCAGTCGAATCTATCGAGCAGCACATATGCTTGACAACGAGCAAGGGCACTACTTAGCTGAATATGCTTTTAAAACTAATATTGCAGTTCTAAAACTTACTCGGGCAATGGATTTAAGAGGACCTCTTAATAGAAAAATCATTAGTGATGACTTAAAAACTATAAGCTATACAACAGGCAATCAACATTATAGCGACCGTTGGTTTCATCCATTGATGGAAGCGGGAATGCTAGCTGGTGCTTTGCGAATTTCTGGTGGTTGGTAGCCTTCTAACAAAAAAGCACCCTAGGGTGCTTTTTTAATTACTACTTGTTTAATTAGCTTGAACACAGTTTTGATATTTATGAGCCACACCATCTAATGCTTCAATAACACCTGGTGCACGTGCTCCAGCCCATGTCCCAACCTGCCTAAAACCATTGTTACTAGATGTACCTGTATTTTGTTGAGCTCTCAAAATATTGCTCATTACAAATTGAACTTTATTTTCTTTCAGAGCAATCTTTGCATCATATTTAACAAAATCTGTAATAAGACCTGCTTGCTGCCCCTTTGTTTTTACATTGCCATTTGCAATGAATGTTTTTTCATTTTCATCTAGATATTTAAAAATAGACTTTCCTTGATGAACTTGAGTATTATTATTTTCATAATATCTACCTGTATATGCCCCCATGAAACTACCAGCTTGGTCATGTAGAACAATATCATCATTTTGGAAAGTTTCAGCAGCACATAGTTTCAATTTAGTGAATGATGTACTCGTTGGATTAAAAGAATAATCAATTTTATCAATGTATGTATCCCCCGCTGAGCTAGCACTTATAGTTGATACATTATTTGGCAATTGAATAGGAGCAACTGAACACCCGCCAAGAATTGAAACCAAACCTAATAAAACAATCTTTTTCATATATAAACCTATCAAATATCAAAATTTAAAAATCAGCTAATAATCCAAATAAAAATTATTAAAGCTATAAATAAAATAACTCCACTGATTATCCATTCAGATTTAGGGTAACCCCATACATTATCTGGATTATTAAAATCAGGTTCTCTTCTAGGTGTTGTTTTCTTAGTATGACTAGAGAACTTAGAATAAGATAAGCCAGTACCTGGAATACCTACTGTTGTGCGAGTACCCTTCTTACTTACATTTACACGTGCACCTTTCCCACCCACAGAAACACTTGATAGCCCTTTTTTACTAACATTGACACGGACTCCAGGAGCAATTTTTATACTTCTTCTAAAGTTTAATCCCATTACATCACCTATCTAGAGCAGATCTTTTTAGAAGCACTTATTGAACCATCTTTGCAAACAAATTTGCTACCATCACAGTGACTAACTCCACCTTTACTACCTGAACACGGCTGTCTACCTCTTCCAGCTTCAGCAAAACTTAAAGAACCTAAAACTAATAAGATAGTTAAAATAATTTGTTTCATGAATTTCACCATTTGTTATAAAGTTTATGTAATTTAACAACTGGTTAATAATGGCGCAATAAAAAACCGCTATCTCTAGCGGTTCTTTGAATGTTGCTTACTATTTTTGAGTAGTTGGCTTAGAGGTTTGCTCGCCATTAGACGCAGGTACTTTGCGAAGTACTAGAATTACTAAAATGGCTGCTAATGTTGAGAATGCAGCTGTTGCAACCCAAGGATAACCAGCATATAGCGCATATACTGCTACACATAGAATCCCTATTCCTATCAACACTCCAAATATTAAACCAAGAAGGAATAATTGAGAGTTATGTTTTTGATTCTCAATGTTTGCAGTGTTGATGCGCTTATTTTCTGCCATTTGATGGCGAGCCACTTCATGACTCATAGTCTGTTCATTCTCAACAATCTGCATTAAACGACTAGCTAGACCAGGTTGGATTTCTTCAAATGCCTTAACCAAATCAGGAGGCGGGTATGGTGAGTAGCTTTCCGCCTCTTCCACAGCAACTGATACATCATTGCCATTTTTTGTTGCGATGCCACGTTTAGTTCGACGATGTTGAGACATTAATTAGGTATTTATAATGAGTTAAGTTCAGGTTGTTTACTGCGCAAGTCACATGCGATTCTGTTGGTAGCTTTTGTCATGTTTTTACCGACTGCTTCCCAATGTTTTGCTGCATTACCAATTGGTCGCGGATCTTCCATTTTTGCAGGCTCAACAGCATGTACTGGGACACGAGGTGCTAATACAAAAGCTGCTAGCAGACCTTCTGTAAAGTACTTCATACCTTTGTTCATTTTTTATCGCCCTTATATTTAATGGGTGTCATAAAACATACAATTTTTATGACAGAAAAACCCTCTTATCATTTGATAACAGGGTCTCTATAGGAACAAGGGTACGCACTAATGACATTTCTGTCAATAAGGAATCTTTACGGGAATGTCAAGAGAATAGGCGTATTATGTAACATCAAGTGCGCTATATCACGTCGCAAAGTCTAAGTTATGTACCGTACGTCAGCACTTAAGTCTTCGTCGCTCGTTGCGTCGACTTCTTATGCGCCTCATCCAAGAACATATCGTCGAGTGTAAAGATACAGTCATTAAAGATGTATCGTTCAACTGGCAGATCATATTGCTCCACATAAGCATTAATTGCTGCAATATCTAACGCCAGAGGAACACTTTGTTCATAGCGTCTAGATCGTGCAATCGTGTTATATGCAGACAGAATTGCATTAGCTACATAAGAATAGTCAGGAGCATCAGGAAGCTTTACGCCGAGTGCTTCTCTTTGCTTTTTTTCGTGGTCCGTGAGCCCCGCGTACTTGTTCGCGTAGGTGTAGAGGGTTGTGACTTTCCCACAACATCATCTCGATATTGGTTCGCATCTGATTGAATCTTTTCAGATTCAGTGCGGATAAATGACCATAGAGAAACACCTAAATCGCCCATGTTAAGCAATTTCGTAGCGTTCTCTGCATTGTATGCAGGTTCGGACTTTAACTGTTCGCCATTAGGACCTTCTTCGACAAATACAACACCCTTCCAGTCTTCAATTAAATGGCATGCAACTGCTTCCAATAGTAATTCATGAAAGAGTTTGTCATCGGGTGAAGCTTTAGCAACATCAAATCCTTTAGCTGTGATTTGGTTATTCGCACGTTCTAAAGCTACTTGATAAGGCTTATATCCAATGCCTCGGATTTTGAACTCAGCAAGTACATTACCTTCTTCATCTTTATATTCGCGCCACAAACTAACGTCTTTATTTCTTTGAATATTGACTTCAAGAGCCATGTTATATCTCCAAATAAGAAGGCAGCAATAAAGCTGCCAAATCAGTATTAAGGTGTTACAGGTGCAATCACACGAGTAATAACCGGTGATACACGAATATGGTTGTAATTAATGTCGACTGTGATGGTGTCTTCTCCACCGCCATCAGGGTGATTAGCTTCAGCCACTTCTAATTGTGGGAACTGGAAGGCATATCCATTACCTGCATCATCTTCAATAGAGAATTCTAGCGGCATGGTGTCACGGGTTTTAATGAAGTCGATATAAGCTGCTGATTGCGCAGAGAACATGTATTGAGTGTTAACGGTTACATCTACAATCTTTTCTAGATAAGTCATTGCAGTGAGCTTTTTAGAGCCAATACAGCGAATTGCTTCCATGTTGTTGTTAATAGTCAATTCAAGAGACTGCATACAAGCAGTGCCGACCACAGTTTCACCATTAACTTTAAGATCACCAACGTTAAGCGCTGAAACAAGGACTAATTCAGGGACTGGTAAAGGCGAAATAACAGGGTTTGTAGTTGTACGCTCAAACAGAGTGCCCATCAAGCCAAATGTAGCTGTGATTTTGCCAGTAGTAGCAATAGACATCGTAGCTTCATTTATGCGTACACCACGGTAAATAAATACCTGGTTAATATCTTCAAAAACTTTGACGAAGGTAAATGTCTTTCGCACATTACCGCCAAAGTTAAGAACATCACTGGCCCAGTTATTCATTGCAACTGCTGACCAGAAGTCATCGAAGAGACTAACGGACAATTCAGTCTCGAGGCTCCCCACAACTTCTGCTTCAGTTGCAAAACCACCTTGACGGAATCGCGAATCGACCACACTGCTTGATGATTCAGTGGTGACGTTTTCAGTTAAACCATCAGTCACACGACGAACGGTCTTCCAAACTGGAGTAGTTGGTAATACTTCGGGGGTTTGTTCCTCTGCATAATAGAGGCGAATCTTTGCACCACTCGACATGGTTTTCTCCTTAATTTTCGGGCATTAAAAAGCCCTCGAATTGAGGGCGTTGGATGTTTAAAAAAGTTAATTAACCCTAAAGTTAATCGTCACCATAAATTCATAAAAATCAGATGTTCCAAGTGGCTGGATAGACCCCTGTAAGAGTTCTAGATTTTCCTTTCTATAGAATTCAAAATGCTGAAGTAATTGATCAGCCATTTGCGTTATCTGAACTTCATGTGTTTCGGGCCTGCACATAAGTCTGATTTGAACTATTCCCGTTCTTCTTACACATGGGGCGTCCCCAATAGCAGCCACTATAGAACCACCCCAATTAATATAGATGGCGGCCCATATACCTTCAGTGGGTACATTAATTAGTTTTGCATTGGGATATTGGATCCTGGATTGCTCAAGATAAGGGAAAGCCATCATACGCTCAATTATGAACTTTCTAGCTTGGTCAAAGTTGTTTGCCATATTAGTCCCCTAACTTACTAAACTTAGTAATCCTTTATGTAATCAATTGCATTTGTGACGATGAATCTATTTGCTGTATGAACTTTAAAACACTATTCGGAATTTTTGAGAAGCATTCAGTGTGTCCTTCAAATTTAATATTTGGCTCATATTTGTGGGGCTTCAACATTCTGTGTAGAGTATTTTCAAGGTCATAGATAAATCCAGCTTCTGACTTTAAAATAAGTAATGGATTGATTTTATAAGGAAGCGCACACTTTCCTGAGAATCTCCTCTTTAGATCTAAAGCAGTCATTCCAACCTTAAAGAATCTTTCGGACCCCTTTGTCATCTCAATTAGGTAAAGGGATGATTTATTGTCATATTTCGCACAGAATCGAATATAGTCTGATCGAGACCACCCAATATTGTTAAAGCATTTAGGGCAATTTTTCCCTTGTGCATGTGAGGCAATTTGCTGCTCAAAAACCCCATGCTCTCTGCAAATAATTTTAACCTTTGCCCTATTGTTTGTTTTGAACTCTACCAAACTATAATCATAACGAGCACCATGTACCGCCTTGAAAGACTCCAATATTATTTCAATATTTAATCTTCTATTCTTAATACACTTTGGGCAGCCTTGCCTTCTCATATAGTGATGATGATATGTCTGCTCAAAAGAACCATGATCTGGACAAATAATGATTGATTTTACCCTAGCGCCTTTGAAGTTAAATTTTGAATAATTATACCTATCACCATGAACTGACTTAAACCGTTCAATGTGATCAGTAACTCTCAACCCATCATTTACGCAAGCTTTACACCCACCATTTTTTTTATAATGGTTAGATGGGAGGGTAGTAAAAACGCCATGAATCTTGCATCTAATTGCTACTTTTGTTTTTGCATTAATGTAGTTTGTGCAATCGTATTTAAATTTATCTCCATATAAGCCCATGGACTTGGCTATGAACATTTGCGTATCAAGTTGATGGGGTTGCTTTTGAGATGTTTTGGGTGGAAAATCTGCGATAGTCATAACATACTCCAAGAAAGTAGGTTTGATTAGAGGCCCATTTAGACTGCAATCTTCATGGGCTTTGCTTTACTTAATTTTAACACATTTATCTATATTTTTCAGATATATATGTAAATGTTGTCTCGTAAAATCCTGTAGGATCTTGGCGACTGTAGCCGTTTTCTGTTTTACCTGTTTCGACCTTTGGATTTTTGGGATAAAGTCCATAGTTGAGAACATATGCATAAGGGAGGCTATTTGATATATAGACAGTTTGGAATGGTTTTAACCGAACTAATTTACTTAGCTCACTATTTAAAGTTCTTTGTCCGCCCTCATCCACATCATTCTTGTCAGCCTTACCATCAATACTGCCTATGCCAATACGGTTGTTTGCTCTTACAGCTCCCGTGTCTACGGCACTAGACATCACCACACCACCAAGGGCATCAATCACAATATCTTTTTGCTTTTTGGTTAGATCGGCTTCAATCGTTTTAGTGAAGGCACTCGGTTTGCTTGTCCAACCCATGGTGTTATACCTTTCTTAACTGACAGATCCACACACTTGACGATGGATCTTTTCCGTAGCTCACAACACGATAATTCCCGCCTTCAATCACCCAAATGTCATTAACATCTGGATCAACTAAAGTTCCTGCTGCATCTTTCACTTCATTTTGCAGGAGCACGCCTTTGGAGTCTGTGGCGCGGTAATCTATCGGCTTGACCAAATCTTTTGCCCAACTCCCAAATAAGACACCACGACCGCTATATACATATTCTGTGTAAGTATCTTCACCTGTAGCGGGATTGGAGCTAACTAATTTTTTCCGGGTACATGTGAAGGTAGCTACTGCGTCTGCAAGCTCATCCACTGCATCAAAGGCAGCACCAAGTTCTTGCTGAATCTCATCACGCATTCCCATGACTTACTCCGTAATGACATATGTGTTGATGTGATACTTCTCGCTAAAGAATGGTTCTAGAAGGTCAAGGATGAATTGCATATCTCCACTTACTGACTCTTCTTTGCCTGCAACATAGGTCTTGCTTACTGATGTTCCAGATTGAGCAGATACGGTCTTAGAAGCAACCACACCTTCTTTAGTTGTGTAGAGTTGCCCTGCTGCTGCAAGCTTTGCCAAATACGCCCCTGCTGTAAGGATTGCATCTGGCACTTCACCTTCTGGATAGTTAGATAAATTTCTAGCATTAAGCCACGCATTAGCCTGCATCACAGCAATAACCGGATCACCAGTTCCCCACCAGTCAGGCCCTAGCTTTTGAGTCACACTTTCGACTGTTACATAGTTCATAGCTTAATCCTAAAAATCTAATTAAGAAGGACGGCCCGAAAGCCGCCCTGCTTTAGTTATGCACCACCATTCAGCGGTGCTTCTGGCACAGGAACTGCTACTTCTGGGTCCTTAATGCCATAGTCACCCGCTGTTTTGGCAGGGTCAAACATAGTGCCTGCTGCTAATTTGTCAGTCGCATCATCAGCATATCGGCGGTCAGTTGGATATTGATATTTGTAGTCTGGTTTCTTATCAGCCATGACTGCTCTCCTTAAAGGTTAGTAATTAGGAAGCGAATTGAGGTATCTTCCACTGCTGTTTTAAGTTGCCAGTTTTCTGCTTTCTGCAAGTCTGCCCAAGATGCACTTAGAGACTCACGGTCTGTACCACCTGTCAAAGTATTTGCAGGCGCAATAAAACTAAACCCTTGCGGATGGATTAGCATATTTCGGCGAGTCCATAGGATTTCGTGTCCAGCACCATTACCAGTTGATTGCGTTTCCTCAACAGCTAAGTCTTTGCGCCCTGGCACAGAGTCATAAGCAAATGCTCGTGGACCTGCCAGAATGGTAATAAATTTCGCATTGGCACCAGTACCAATTTGGGTATTGGTATCTGTTTCAATAACAGCACGGCCGTTATAAACGGTAATCGGTGGTAAGTTTGCGCTGGTGGTTACATGTTCTAAAAGCTGTTGTTTACGCATCTTCGCAGCAATACGTGAATGCACGAACATCACACCACGTCCACGTAATGAAGCATTCATTGTGCTTTCCGCATCAATGTAGGCATCTACTGACCAACGTGAAGCATCTGTTGCTGTTGAAGCAGAGATGTCAGTAGTGAATCGCTTGCCGTTCGCCTGGTCATAATTACGCAAGCCAATTACTGTTGCTAGAGCACGGTTTTCGGCAGCTTGTTGCCAATACTTATTCAGCATTCCACCAATAAGCTCAAGTGAATTGACCTTCGATAAATACTGCCCAAGAACAGACTCAAGAAAGCCTTCGTTCATATAAGCAACGCGGCCTTGCATTTCACCTGCATCAATCGTGCGAGGCATTGCGATATCAGTCAAAATGGTGTTGCCATAGTTCTGTTCTACATTCCCATCCACACCGTTAATATATGGAACAACAAATGTTGAAGAACCACCTGTTAACAATGGACGTAAACGATCATCAGATACGAATGCACCTGACTGCACGAGTGGCGAAACTGCCACAGGATTTGGACGTAGATAAGATAAAACTACGTCACGATTAAATACTTCTACTAAAGAAGGCATGGAGTTACTCCCAATAATTAATTATTAAAGTCACCATTCGCTACTGCTGCTTGGAACCCTTGAGGGTCATTCTTTTGGAATTCCAAACGCTCTTGCGTGGTCATTTCACTTGGTTTCTTGGCAGCTCCACCACCTGAACCACCGCCAGAAGCCCCACTTCCTGACGCATTTGAAGCAACAATTAGCGGCTTGAATGCCACATTGCCGCGGAACTCTTTTTTGAGGTCATCAATGCTTAAAGCACTAGGTTTGCCCTGCGAATCTAGTACACGTACTTTGACCTCACCGTTTTCATCAGTTTCAACCTGAAGACGATTTGTAATATGTGGAAGCAAAACTGCCTCCGAGCCTTTGATAGAAAGCTCACTTGCTAATGATTGTGCTGTTTGCCCGACAGTTAATTTGTAGACTTGGTCTTGCAATGCTTTGGTAGCTTCTGCATGTTTTGCTTCTGCTTGCTCAAGCTTGGTTTTCCAAGATGCTTCAATTGCAGCAACGTCACCTTTTTTACGGGCTGCTTCTTCGGCTTCACGTTGAGCTTTTTCTTCAGCTTCACGTTGTTTTTGCTGGGCAGTTTTCTTTTCACCAAGAAGTTCTTCAACTTTCCGTTTCAGCCCATCCAGTTCTGAATTATCTTGCTGCGGCAGACCTTCAACTTTTAAATAAAATGCGCCATCTTTTTCTTCGTAAAGCGCTTTCATTTCATCAGATAAGCCCTCTAGGCTATCGAGTTTGTATTTCATGTTTTGCTCCCTGAGCGGTTTTGCAGTCACAAACTGCGGGCAATAAAAAAGCAGCCGAAGCTGCTAAGGTTTGAATTAAGTTGTTTTACATATTTCTATAAATAACTGGCTTTAATGCTTGAGATGCAATCCAAATATCGTTACGACATACAGGGCAATTCAACACATAGATAGTTTCGTTTCTATCGCTCATGACTCGCAACTCATTCTTTTGAAATTCGATAACTGAATAACACTTGCCACATGAGTCTCTATAGGTCTGCAACTCGGGCGGCACACCTCGACTAATTACTTTCATAATCCCAACCTCTTAAACATTTCTTCATCAAGCTTTTTGAGTTCAGCAAGTGTGAATGGCTGACCAGTTAAAGGATCAACAAACTTATCCAGGGAATATTTACCCTCTTTGAATAGCTTATATCTTGAAGGCCCAAGCCAAGACTTTTGGAAAGCCGCATCTTGTTTATCAAACCAACCTTTAAAAGTTGTATTTGAATCCACAACGCCTATTTCACCATCACCATTCACTTTATTGTTGAATGGCCGCATCCCAATCGTTTTACCTGACGGATTTGCAACAGGAACTAGAATCGATCTACAGTTTGGATGAAGTGGCGGTACCGGATGAGGCTCATCCTTCCTGTAAACCTTGTCCGAGTAACCCATACAGATTTTAGAAGTACGGCTATCTAGTGTGGCAATGAACTTTACATATTCAACACCAATGGATTGATACGTTTCATTCAATGCAACATTAGAAACATGACTTCTAGCTGTGCGAACCATTGTAGAAATCTGGTTTCTGCTCTGATCAAGCAAGCCATCTTGGTAATTAAGTGCTTTCTTACCCTTAATCCGCTGAACAATTTGCTGGTTTGTCTGACCTTTAGATAAGCCGTCTCGAATAGTTTGCTCTACCCGAACTTTTGCATCGTCTGCGATCTTCTCGAATAGGTAATCAAGCAAAATACCGCCACTCAAAGGCGTTTTCTTTGCCTTGTTGAATAGCGTCTTTCCATTTGGTTCTATTTTGCGATTAGCGAGGGTTTTAGACTGATATGTAGCTTCGTATACTGCCAACGCTGTTGCGCTTACAGTGAAGCTCTCAAGCAATCCTGCTGCAACACTTGCCTGCCAAGTCTGAACCAATGTTCTAACTTCTTTCAAAGCAGGTGTTGTGTATTGCGCTGCCATCAATGCAGTCTTTTCAGCGTCACTCAAGTCGTCTAATAAATCTCTTAACTTTGAAAGCATCTCGATAGAGAGCGAATCAAATTGTGTTAGGAGATTATTGATTTCAGTTGAAGACAGCCGATAAAGATAAGCCTGATGTGATACTAGAGCATCAAGCAGAGCCTGTTGTGACAACTGGATGTTCATTTGTCACTCCTGCGATTTAAACCACCATAGGTCTATTAATTGACTCGCTTTCGATACGTGTTTGCTCATCTTCAAAGCTAATTTCTGGCACTTTCCCAGTTGTAAGCAACTCATGGAATGTTTCCATACTCATTCGATTAGCAAGCACCATTTCCCAATAGAATTTAAGCGTATCAAGGTCAATCTTGCCTTTAGCAAAATCCTGCTTAATTGTGAGTTTCGCTTTTGATCCGCTTCCATAATATGCAGCACACCATTTAAGCGCGTATTCCATCGCCTCATTGGTATTAGCCACACACAAAGAAAGGACACTATACTGAGCAAGTTTTTCATTATTTGATTGAGTAGCCGTTTTATTGACTTGTTCCGTCTCAAGAATCTTGGCACCCATGGCCTGCATGTACTTTTCTTTAGCATCCATAGCCTGTTTTGCTAAGGTGCTTTCAGTGACTTGCTTGTAGTCAAATGATGAGCCTTTCGGAAGCATTAAAGGATTCTTAGAACCTAAGCGAACTCCATTTTTCTGCAACCAGTCGCGCCAACCTTCATCAAGTTCATTAATAACTGGTTGAGCTTGCCCACAGATAAATACCATTTCTTCATAGCTTGCGCTGTTTTGATAATGGGCCAAGTTCATAGTGACAATTGGTTCTAATGGGATCGGGTCAATATTCCAATCATTAGCCAAAGACCCCAAAGGAATAAAAGGAATTTCATTCCATCTTTGGCCTAATGAATTCGTTGGGTAGAAGATCTCTTCACCCTGTAACTCGCCTGATTTGTCAGTGTAAATCTGTACATAGTACTCATTGTTTTCATCAAGTCGAAGAACACGATAAATATTGACTTCTTTCTTAGAGAACTCGTCCTCTGGATCTTTTTCTGTGGACTTCTCATGCAAGACAATAAGTTCAGGCTTATAGACTGATCCGACTCGCTTTAGGCTCCAATTGATAATACTCAACGACTCATAAAAAACGATTGTTGGTCGAATACCTAAGCTCTCTGCCTGCTGCACAGACACATTGCCATTAGTAGTTGGATAATCTACGAATAAACCGCCACGTGCATGTTTAAGTTGACCTTGCAAGGCAGATTGTGCAACTTGGTAAATTGACTTGCCTGTACCATCTGCATCGTATTTAAGAAAATCCATTCCATCCGGTTCGAACGTTGGGTCCTCAGCAAATACCACGCCCACCATCTTGTTTAATGTGTCTTTAGAAATCTCATAAAACACAGCACGGGTTAAGTAAGCCAAATAATATTGATCATTCTGCGTTAAATCAGACGATACATTGGGTTTTGGTAAATAAAGTTCGCCACGCTTCTTAACCGTGGCAGAACCATCACAGACATCGTCGATAGTTTCCCAACGCTTTTTCATGTCTGCATAAGCTTGATGTTCAGTATTAACTGGCATTAGTAAACCATTCCTATATCTAGTGATCTTGCAGGACGAATAATTGGGAAGCGTTTGGCGAGAGGATATCCGCCAGCATCTCCGACATGGTCCAAGCCTGATTTCTTATCTGGCATTCCAAAATCGTCATAAACTTGCTGCTCAAAAGTTTCTGTGAGTCTTGGACATTTATTTGTATTGACTAAGAGTGTTCGCTCACCATTGCCATTTAAGATCAAAGCATTTACTGCATTAATTCGGTCTTTAATGTTCGGGTTTGTTGAATTTACTTCCACCCTTAAACCTTTCTGTCTCAATATTGCATGATCAGATTCGCTACTCTTTTTCGATGAAGTAGCTTGGCCTGCCGCATCAGGGATAATTGTCATCTCATGGTTTGGGAACTTTTCAATTAATAGATCGGCCATTGTTGGCGTATCTCGCACACCGACCAACTCATCTAAAGCTCTTGGCTTGCCATCTCGAATCACATAAACAACAGCAGCCATCTTTAAGACGTTAAAGTCCATACCAATGAGCAAAGCCTCATTAGGTCTAATTTCTTCATCTGTATGGTTTAAGGTCCGGTCGAAGTCTGGATAAACTGCTCCGCTCGTTAAATTAACAAACTGCCCTTTTAAGTAGGCTGAAATCAATTGAGGTGGGTAAGACTCAAACAATGATGCAATGTAGTCATCAGGAAGATTGGCTTCATTGTCATAAGTAGATGCCTGAATCATTCCATATAGAGCACGTTTAGCATCACTTAGGTTTGCTTCCTTAACAAACTGTTCATGAGTGAACTTAAAACCCTCTGGCGTTGTTGCAACATCAATACCGTTCAACAAACCAGCTTGTTTATAACGCATACGAGCAATGATCTTGCGCCAAGCTTGTTGAGCCTTGACCTTTGTCATCACATCAAGCTCATCAATCAGAGCATGACCAATCTTAAAACCTACAATAGTGTTGGGCTTTTCCATTGAACGGCAGATAATTGTGCTTCGATAATGACGTCCATAATAAAGATCCACTTCTTTATTTGATTCATAGATCTTTGTCTTTAATCCCCAATCGAAAGCAACTTCATCAATAGTGGGAAAAAAAATATCCCGGATCTGCGGATACGTTGGAGCGAAGTAACCCAACGGCACCTTTGGAAATGACCAAGATTTATCACAAAGACTTGAACAACCTACCCAAGTTTTACCTGAACCAAACCCTGCAACAAAAGCTCTAAACTTATTTGGCAATTGGAGAAAGTTAGCCTGAGGCACATTCAGTGTTGGATTGATGTTCGGCATCTTTTTTACTCGCATCTACAACATGAATAGTCACCTGCACTGGGGTTACATCTTCATCTTCTTCTGGATTAAGTTCTTTTTGGAGTTTCGCTATTTCAAGCTCTTGTTTCTTCACTTGAAGTTCGCTTATCTTATCCAATCCAAGTAACTTGGCTTTACCCATTGTTGCTGCAACTGCCGCAGACACCTGAACCCGATCTCCTTCAAATGCTGCTTTGCGTGCTTCTTCTAATTCTTGAAGCAAGTCGTCTACAGTCAAATTATGGCGGGTTTGATGTTCCTTTCTAATTAGCTCAAGCCTTGTGGTAATCTTGGGGTTCTCAAGTAATCTTTTAGCCTCACGGTTGACCGTGTTTTCATTCATTGAATCCGCATCGTAGGCTTGTCGATACGCCTCCGAAGCGTTCCCCAATTCGATAAACAATTGGCAAAAGTTCTCTTGCTTCGGAGTTAGTTTTAACTCCGCCATAAATCTCACCCATTAAAAAACCGCCACTTGGGCGGTTCTGTTTAAACAACTGTATATAAAGCTCTTGTGTCGGGATGGTAAAAACATCCGTCTGTTCCAACCGAAACTGTATGCCCATCAATCAAGACAGCTTTAACTGCATAACCATTATCTTTTGTAGGCGCATCTAAATTTTCTGTGCTCTTCACATCAACACATTCAGCGATGACTTCAATCTGATTGCCATCTTCATCAGAGATAAGTATTTTTTTAGTATATGTACTCATTTTACTTACCTACATTCTCTTTCATTAATTCCAAAGCTCTCTTCTGCTCTTCTCGGCTTTGATAATTAAATTCATGTCTTTGCCCACCCTTTGTGTAGACAACTAGCTTGTAATTCCCTTCAGGGTTACAAGCAAAGCTTTCAATGCTGGAATATAAAATATAAAGATGGTCATGAGAATAGATCATTATTTTTCCCTTATATTTAATGATTAAAGAAAAAACAATATATCTTAGCCGCTTAACTATTCCAACACATACTTAAGATCATCAGGGCACTTTAAATAAACCCCAAGCTCTACATTGGCAAAAGCATGCAACTTATCGCAGAACTCAGAAAACTGTTTCTTGGTTGCGTCTCTTGAACGCACATGATCTTTGACAAACATTCTGACGATGCGTTGATACTGTGCTGTGTGTATTTTCTTTTCTTCACCATGGAGTGTTTTTATTACATCTCGATAAGCTATTACAGCCTCGTATGCTTCTTGCGTTTCTGCATTATCTCTAAGATAGATCTTCGCTAAAAACTTCTTTTTCATTTCATATTTGATTGACTCAGCACTATCTCCAGTTCGCTTAGCCATTTCTCCAAACCACATATGAAGAAACCTATTCTGAGCCTTTGTCCGATCTTTCTCCTGCGGTGCAATCAATACGACTAAAGGCTTCCCTTCACTCGCTGCCTTGCCATGATTCAAATTAAGAAAGTTAGTTACTGGCGAAATGTCGCAATGGTTTTTAACAACTTGTCGGAATTCCATTTTGACCTCGCAATAAAAACCACTGAAGGTGGCTAAGCTTCTTTATTCACTAATAACAAAAATTCTTCTAATGAGTATTCAGTAAGAAGATACCACTCATTATCAACTGTCATGACAAACCATGCTTCACGATCACATGGTCCTTCCACAATTTCTTTCTTTAATCGTTTTACTTCTTCAGTCTTAATTACCATCTTGCTATTAATTTGTATAAGCATCAAAACACCTCATCATCTTTAATATTAAGCATCTGCTCTGTTTTTTCTAGCCAACCATCAAATAGAGCTTCTGATTCTTGTCTCGTGCCCAATTGATAGGTGTCGAATAGGTGATGGCATTTGTGGCAGAGGGCCACTGTAAACTCATCTGAGGCTTTTATCCCTTTACCCTTGCCATGCTTGCCAGAATTAGAATGAGCTGCTTGTGAGTGAGGATAGCCGCATCTAACGCATGGTAATTTTCTTATTGCAGCCAGTCGCTTTGCATCACGCATGAAGATTACTTCTAATATTCTTCACTTGGTCTTTGTGTCGCTTAATCTTCGCGTCAATTTCAAGCATCTCTTTCGCAGTCATTAAACTACGTGAAAGGTTTTGAAGCTTTTCTATTTCGTTGCACAAAGCATTTAAATTCTTCTTCGCTTCGATTGTGTCCATATACAATCCTGTTTTTAACTTAGATGAAGTGAGCTACTCCTTAGCTTTGATATCCACTTTGGCAAGAGGCTATATCTATGCAGCACACTTCTCTAAATTAAATGGCACGCCATGCAGGACTCGAACCCGCATCAATCACACTAGAATTATGATGTCTTATCCAATTAGACGAATGGCGTAAAAAATAAAAGCCCCGCCAATAACTAGTATTCAGCGGGGCCATATATGCCGTAATCCGTTCGGCAAAATTGAGAGGCGCCCCAACAAAGCACCTCTCGCGAGATAAAAGTTAAACTCGTATATTCCAGATCTTAACGGCGAGATTTACCACCTCACGTTCATTTTCCCAGTCAACATAAAGTCGCTCTTCATTTAAAGGATGATCGGGCCAATTGGTTATTCTTGTGCTTGGGCACTGTGATCCACACTCATGACAATATGCGCGAGCCGACCAAACTACTCCATGCTCCTTTAAATCGGTTGATTCGGTGTCAACCGCTATCCCGTGATCATAACCACAGAATGGACAAGGCAACCCTTCAACATCTGGGCGCATATTATTATCTTGATCAGCGTGCCATGTATTGCCCATTTTTGATTCTCCAGAAACGCAAAAAGCCCATCAACTCAATGACAGGCTTTAATCTAGTTTCGCCTTCTTGCCTATGTTGCAAGGGTTACCAACTAATCCAGTGATGCCTTACTTACACTTCGCACCACTCTAACATAAATATGCCATATAACTTGCGCAAGGTCAACCTGATTACTTGTCTCTATTCTTTAAGTCAAAACGAATGAATGGGTATCTACAATGCATAGCTGCCAAACCGCAGCGAACATCTTCACGAGCATCGTGTTGGGTACGGAGGATGGTTGGGTTATCTACACGCCCTACTTTAATCACCATGTCTGACCATGAGTTACCATAAAGATAGCGATCAATCACAGCATCAAGCCACTCATCAAGGATTTCAGACTGCCCTTGCATATCTAAGATGAGGCGTTGAACTGCACGCGCTTCATTGTCTGTGATTTCACATGTTATACGCCCACGACCTTTAGGGATAACTGGATCATCAGAACAAAGCCAATCTGCCATGATCTGCTCTTTGCCTTTCACTTCTTGCTTGCGCTTTTTGGCAGCCTGATCCATAGCGACAGCAATCGGGTTTATGCTCTTTCCACAAGTTCCAGAATTTGAGTACATCCAAGCCCCAAATTGATAAAGCCATTCTTCGAGACTGTATTTAGTCCAGTCCGTTGTTTGCATAATGTGATTTACTGCCGCATTCATACCATCACCCTAATCGTCTAATTCTGCTTTGTTTATAAGTATTGAGTACATGTCTTTTGAATAGTTTGAGATTGGGAACTTCTTACCGATCAGTTCCGCAAATTCATCATCAATTTTTCGAACAAGATCCATATATTGAATCTGCTTTTCATCAGTCTCACCTGTAGGCCATTCAGGTGTCTTAGCTTGGTACTCCTCTGCCCATGCTTTGACTTGTTCAGCTTTATCTTCATATCGAGTGCGAAAGAAAGCATGAAAACCTTCTTCATATTGTTCATATGTCCCAACTTCGTAAAAGACCATCACGCCACCTTCTTCCCTTGCATTCCCCAGATCAACATGCCTGCGTCACGCTGCTCTTGATTCGTACACCCTTGCCAACCTGTAATCTTGTTAAACTGCTCTGCATTGAGTTTTGATTTAGTAGGCTTCACCAGTAAGACTGCTAAGCCTAAAGCCTGTGCTATTTCTGCTAACAAGATGCCTGTTGCATGGTTCATCCCAACGCGTCTAGCAATCTGCTCGTTCACTTGTTTTGAGTGACCACCACCTACTCTGAAGTTTGCTTTCTTATTTTCCCAGCCTGCTTCGATCACAACCTTTTTGATGCTGTCCTGTTCATTTCTGAATAGCTCAACAGTTTCAGGAAAAGTTAGATTTTTGAGTTGAAGATCATTCCCTAGAATGGCAACTCCCGACTTTTCCAAGTCAGGATCGATGCCAATGATGATTTGAGCCTCTTTGAATGTGGTCATTGGTCACCTGCCTCAAGAACGTCGGTTCTTTCACGCGCCAGATATAGGTCAACTTCTTCAAGCAAGGTTTCATAGCGTCTTTTCGCTTCACTACCCAATACAGAAGCTTCCTTCTGAATTTCCCATGCTTTGTCATAGTCCTTTTTAGTGTGCACTGGTTCATCAGGGTCCTGTACAAAACAATCTCGAAAGTCTTTAAAGCGACTGATAGATTCTCTATGAACCTGAATCCAATGAATAAACATCATTCCGATTTTGGCTAATTCTTCATTATTCACTGTCCTCCCCCCTTGAGCGCTTGCTCTTCCAACTCACCTCTAATTGCCTGCTCAGCCAAATCTAGAGCTGACAACATTCCGTCGTAGTAAGGGTTACGATCTTTCTCATAATCGTATTCTGCTTTTGAATAGAGCTTTTCAATTTGTTCTAAGGCACTGTTAATTTGCTTTTTGCGATGAATTGCCAGACTTCTATGTCCTTTGCGACTTTGCTCATAAAACTCACAATGTCTAGTTTTGATCTGTAATTTACGCTCAAGCTCATCCACCCGCTTTTGCAGCTCTGCTTTCTCGTTTCTTAAACCAAGCAGTTTTTCAGCTTGTGTTTCAATCACTTCGTTTTGATAAACGAGCTTTTGACCTTGCTCTTTTATGTTGTCGTTAAGCATCTGATTTCTGCGTTGCAGCTCCTCCACTTTCGCTTGCTGGTGCTGCCATGCTTCCTGCCAAATTGCCCATTTCTCGTTAAATGAATCGAGGTGAAATGCGTAAAGTGTTCTTTGACCGTTTAAAACATATCGACCAAGCCCCTCATCAAAATCAACCGCGTCTCTAAATAGCCCAATCCAGTACTTTTGCTTCTCAAACTCTTCTCTACACTTATCCATTGTTCACCTCATAAGATTCAAAGAAGAACTTCACTGGTTTTTGAATGAACTCAACCAATCCAAAACGCATTAAATGGCGGATTTGAGAACAATCACGGGGTACTTGAATATCGCGATAATGAGCTAAAAGATTTCTCCACGACTCCAAAGACAATGAACGCTTGTTGTGATTACAAGCAGTACATGCTGGCATTAAGTTTTCGTATGTATCGTTTTCGGGTTTTTCTGGTTTACCCGTAGTCAAATCACGTACCACAGCTTCCAAATGATCTGCATGCCACTTATCACCAAGTAACTCACCGCAGTAAGCACAATGACCGTCATACTTCTGTTTTAACTCTTCGCGCTGTTTCTTATTTAGCTTCATGATCTTTCACCTCACACAGCGGGCTTATGTGGTTTTCTAGTTTGTCTAGGGTTTCTAATTCCCCCGAATTCGAGGGTTTATCAATGCGGTGGCCTGCTGCGATTTCTTCTGGGGTGGCGTGGCGAATATCCGACTCAAAAGAGTAACTTTTTCGCCCATTTGGCATGAGCTGAACTTTTATTATTGATCCTGACATCTCATAGATTTTGTACAGCCCTTTGTTAGAAAACTTAGGGTGAACTACATAATCCTCGACTTTAAACTCACTCATGGCTGGCTCCTTTTTCTTGCTCATACCGCCTCCTTGTAACGTTTAGTAATGGCTTCCTGCTTAAGCTGGTCTAGCATTTTCAGCTTTCTTAATTTCTCGTATAGGTTCGCTGCTGCTCTTGTTTCTTCATTACGAGTACCGAGGTTGTAATCTCTGCGGAGCTTCATCATTGAGTTGTAATCTGCAAATTCGATCATGCTTTCAGCTCCCCTTTAACATTCAGGATGTCTTTTGCGTATTGAGTTGCCTTGTAATGATTTTTCCCAACACGTTCGAAATATTTCCATTCAACAAATTTTTGAAGATTGCTGTAGATGGTTCCTCGATTGAAATCAAACACTGATTCCTTCACGTCTTTGACATTGAAAGGCGCAGTTGCATGACAACCAAACATGAGCAAGCTAAGTTGATCATCAAAGTTTAATTTCTTTGTTCTATTTAAAGTTTTCACGCTGCACCTCTCTCTTCCACTCTTGAACTGTGGTACTCAGCCATGGCATAAAGCTTTGCCATTGATTTGTCACAGTTCCGATCAGACATGATTTGTGGAATACGTGATTCAACATATGCTGTACGCTTGTCAAAATCCTCTTTTGTCATTGGAGTTGCTTCTGCTTTTTCCTCGCTGCCAGTTTTGGCATACAGAACACTGAGATCTATTTGAGGTGGCTTAGACCATTTCGTCTGCGTAATCCCTTTTTCAACAAACTCATTCACTACATCAACATAGTTATCTTTGAATGCTTCATATGCGTAATACGAAGAACGCTCATAGTTATTCGAGTAGTTGAGATTTGAAAACATCTCATAGCAACGGTTGTAAGCTTCTTTTTCTGCATTTGTAATTTCAACATCACGGTCAGAAAGCCATTTGATTATGTTAGCTAAAGCTGCATTCTTCTTTTTGAATGAATCAACTGCACGCTGCTGCTCAGTACCGAAACCTTGAATACCTAAACACCACTTGCGGAACATTGCAGGATCAGGACAGTAGCCACTGTCACGGACCATGCAAAGGCCTTTATCTATTTGTTCACGAGTAAGTCCATCAATACAGATCTTCATTGCATGATTGATTTGTTCTGTTTTGATTCCTTCAAAGGTTTTTTCAAATGAACGTGGGGCAATTGCTTTGAAGATACCGACAACTTTTGCAGAGTTGATATGTTCTACTGCATTTTGATTGTTAGAAACCATACTGTTCATTGCCTGCCTCCTCTTTTGCGATTAGCTCTTGAATTTCAGACATGCGAGTTGAAGCTTGGCTTTGATTAACAAAACCATGATTCTGTTGTTTTGGAGCGAATAAACCTTGATAGTTACCAGTGATTGATGTTTTTAAAGATTGGTTAGAACCTTCATAACCCCACTCAATGAAGTCTTTGTAGATTGCGTTAAGAGCATTCTTAGTTAATTTGGTTTTAGCTTGTTGAGAACGGTTTGCTACATACTGTTCCCAAAGTTCAAGATCACAAAGGTTTGCAAAAGTGTTTTTAGTAAGTTTGATAACTTCATCAAAACTTAACTTGCGTACTTTGTCTTTGCGTTCTTTTTCAGCTTTAGCTTTTGCCTCAGCTTCCAATTTTTGTTGTTCAAGAATGATCTGTTTTTGAGTTTCTTGATAAACATAAAAACTAGCTTCAAGTGGTTTGTTTGAGCGAAGCGAGTTAATAAATATATTTCTAAAAGAATCTATAAAAAGAAACTCTATTGATGCACCACTAGTCGAAGCACCTTCCGCACCACTAACTGAAGCGGACTGCACCACTAACTGAAGCGCTTCACTAATCGAAGCGCATCGGTTATTGATGCGGAGTGCTTTAATTTCTGAAGCACTAAATTTCTCAAAAGCCTTTACTAAAGACACTTCATTAATCTGGTATTTGTTGCCTAATTTGTTATTACGTTCAACAACTGTAATAACCTCAAACCAAGTTAATTCTTTTAGACCATTGGTTACTGTGCCAGAGCTAAGCTTGTTAGATCCTTTAAGCTTTCCACCCTGTAATTGACGATGTGAGATATGGTCAGAAGGTTTATTAAATCCGTTAGTAAACCCCATAATCGCTGAATATACGTTCTTAGCTGCATCAGAAATGAACGGCTCTACCTCATAATGGTAAAGACGGCTTTTCATGATGAAGCCTTTTGAAAGTTGATCCGACATAGCATTACGCTCTTTCTTCGGAAAGTGAACCAACTCACCTTGTGGAATTGGTGGCTCTTGTGCTAAATTTGTTTTCATTCATTGCTCCTGTAATGAATATCGAAGCCTGATTTACGAGATCAGGCTTTTTTATTGCCTATTCCGCTAAAATCCTCGACTTCCCTAAGCTTCACAATGTTTCCATTGTTACGTCCTGTATTCCCTGTTAATCCCAAGCGATTCATTTTCTCTGCTGCTACAGTTACGGTATGCCATTCACCCATGATCATTTTTTCTAGGAGAACGCTACCTTGAGCAGCAATGTCATTTCCCTCCAGTTCAGCCAATACCACCAAGCGGCTATGCATGTCTTGGTCAATTCGAATATGGATGGATTTTTTCTCAAGACTCATGAGACCCTCTTAACTGGCAATGATGGTTCTTGTTCAAGCAACTTAAATGCAGCAGCTTCGGGCACATACTCGCCCCACTGATAAACTGCTTGTCGGCTAATTTTTAAGAGTTTTGCGATTTTTGGCGCATTGAACCGAGCCAAAACATCTGATGTTTTCATCTCAATTCGCATATTTATTCCTAATTTCAACTTTACTTTGTCAAGTCTACTTTACCGAAAAAAGTTTAGCAAGCTTTACAAACGAAAAGTTAAGATTTCTTTACATTTTGTTTATGGCAATAGCCATGAGATTTACACTATGAGTACTCTTCAAGAGCGAATGTCTTTAGCTATAAAGCACTATGAATCTGTGACAGGTAAAAGATTCAAAAATACTGAGCTGGCTAGATTTGCAGGCGTGAGCAGGGCTAATGTTGGGTTGTGGGTAAATGGTCCAACCCAAGAGTTGGAGGGGTCAAATTTAGTTAAAGCGGCTGAGTTTTTAGGAGTTTCTAAAGATTGGCTAGCTGGACAAAGTAATAAAATGATTGCCACACAGCTGGATGGTGGTGGTGTACAATTAAATGTTCTTGATATTGAAGCCTTTAAGCAGAAGTACAACATTCCAGATAGTGAAGATGCTGTTAAGTTTGTTCAAACACCAACTAAGCCATTCCCTATTCAAAAAAGATATGTCCCTGTTAAAGCCTATTCAAAGATGGGTATGGATGGGTATTTCACAGATATGGGATATGACGGGAACGCAGGTGATGGATATGTTCCAACTCATACAGCAGGTCCAAGAGCCTATGGCATTAAAGGTACTGGCGATTCAATGTTTCCAGCTATCCGTAATGGATGGTATGTAGTATGTGATCCAGATGCGGAACTTGTGCCAACAGAATTTGTTCAGGTGTGTTTGAAGGACGGAAGATGCACAATTAAGGAATTTGTAGGAATAAATGGTAGTGTTTTGAGTTTATTGGCCGTTAACGGTAGCGAACGCTTATCTTTTGACATGGACGAGGTTGAAAGTATTACTGCTATTACAGATATCGTGCCACCAAGTCAGCACAGACAAGAACATCCTTATTCGCATTAATCACAGGAAGACTTATGGACAATTCAAAACTACCAATCAACCAGATTATTGCTCGCATCAATGATGCTGCAACACATGGTGAAGCTTTGGTGCTAACCGCTGAAGAAGTAAAGATTCTTTCTAAAGATATTGGCGACAAGGTCTTTATTCCTGTGCTTACTAATGAGCAGGTTGTGCAGTTGGTAAAAGAAGGAAAACTTGGGCAGAAAATTAATAAAACCAAAGATTAATAAACTGTGAACCCGACACAGTCTTAACAACAGATCGGGTGGAGAAGAACATGGGTTTAATTTTTTAGATTTAAATGACAATGTACGGAATGCAATGCCTGAAGAGGTGAATTTAGACATCTCCAGCAACACCCTGTATTACAGTAAAAGATTTAATCAACATGGGATTGATAGTTATCCAAATATTTTAATTGAGAGCATTAAGGGGGGGGATAATGGGAAGAGAATATTCAATATCTAAAGAGCGTATGCTTGAAATTCTTCAAGAAACAAAATGTGTTTATGATGATATTGATTTTTCACATGAGCCGGGCTCTGATTACATCCATTTTCGTGCAAACCAAGTCTTTAGGCTAGATACGGGAGCGACAATACCTGGCGCCTCTGTTGTTTTTAGGAGTATTAAGACACCGGGGTTCATGCGACACTCCCTAGACCTTCGAGTACGTCATCTAAATGTAGAAAACATAGTGCTTCAAATTGAAGTGCTTCCATTTGACCTTCAGCACCCAACCCACAGGGAGCCAGGCTTAACTTTACACGGATCTCATTTATTGAAGGCCACACAAACGATAGGCTATGATAGCGATACTGATAATTGGACATGGTTTCAGTGGCTTTCAGAATTTGAAAGACAGACCAATTTGCAGTGTTTTGGTAATAAATATGAACCTTTTATAGGAGAGCTATTCTAATGAATTCAAGTATAAAAGATTCAATCGAGAAGCTTGGTTTTCATGTCTATCATGCTGATGATGAGCATCTATGTGTAACCACGCCCCAGACCTTTTCGTCCGGAAAGCCGGCATGTTATTTTATTTCGCAAAATAATAATAAAATTATTTTAAATGACTTTAGCTTAAATTTTCATGCTATGAGTGATTGCCTACCTCAGCCTGAAAAAACTGAAAATATTATTTCTCGATTGGTGAGAAACACCCATACAAATGGCTTAATTAGATTTGAAAAACATCGCATCTGGTGTAAAGCTGGTGTTCAGGATTTGGAGTTTGCTATAGGTCATTATTTAAATGTGCTTGGAAGACTAACTTCCTATGAAGCCAAACCATCTACTGACCAAGAACTGGAAGAAATCCTTTCTGAAATTGAAACCTTTTTGCTCTATAAATTTGGAAAAGATAACTTAATCTTAAAACCAAAAGTAATTGGCCATACGGGCACATCTTATGATTTTAACTACCAATGTGGCTCTAAGTTTATTGATTATGCAAAACCTGAGGCAGAAAAAACAGGAAAGTTACTCAGAAAAATGTTTGATGTGCAGAATCTTCAAAATGATGCTGAGTTTCAGATTATTCTTGAGGATAGAGTCAACAAAGATCATTTTAAGCGCGAGGCTGAAATTTTGGGAAATATAGCAAGCATCATGCCTGCAAGTAGCATTCTCTCTTCATAGCGTTATCACCCTCCAAACAACCCACCCTGTGTGGGTTTTCTTTTGTCTATTAAAGCATATTGTTTAGTATGGTTTACAATAATTTGTAAATACTTCTTTACAACAAATAATATGTAAAGTATTCTTTACTCATTCCTTAATAAAAAGCACGCTAGACCGACTAAAACCTGCGTGCTTTTACTCAATGAGTGAGATAAGTATGAATATAAAAGCCAACATAGTCAAATCCATGGGATTCGTAGGAGTAGTTAGTGCTCTAACTGCTGCTTATGCATTTACCCCAGCTAATAACGAACCTGTAACGGTTGCAGCTCCTTTCAAAGTTGAATCAATCGACCCTGAAAATGAACAAGCAGTACTTCAAACTGCAAATGAAAAGTTCACTTTAGAAGTTGATTTTGATGCTCAGTACTCAATTGATGGCAACGGCTATCAAGCTTGGCGTGAAGTTGAAATTAACGAGATTAAAGACATTCGCGTTTATGACGAAGATGGCGAGGTCTTAGCTTACGTTGATCGTTTAGACGTAGTTGAGATTAAAGATCTTATCGAATCAGGAATTAGAGAGCGCATTTAAGCGCTCCATGGTGAATGTTATGAATGCACATCCTGAAATTATCGAAGTATCAAGACTTCAAGCTCTTATTAAAGATTCTGTAAATGCCCTGCTCCCACTTTCTAGTGAGAAAGATACAGTCATCACTGATGGCGGCAATTGGATTCACTTGCGTTATGTGGGCCGAGGTACTGAACAAATCCAATTAGAGCTAGGTGATCAGTTTTCTATTAAGACAAAAATCGCCTACTTAAGTGAAACGTTAAAACGGTTGACTGAAATTAGAAAAGAGTTGAGAGGTGGGTGATGGAGTGGATTAGTGTTGAAGAAAGGCTTCCAGCATTCCAAGAAGAAACAAGTATTTTATGCCTACTTAAAGATCAGCAAAAAGGGTTTTGGTATCCACGCCCTTACGCTCTTTTGATCGAAGTTGGCTGGTGGATACCACAAAAAGAAATATTTGTTTGCGATGGCGTTGAAGATGCGAAACACATCATTTCTCACTGGATGCCACTACCAGAACCACCAAAGAATTAGGAGAAGATTATGAATGCGCCATAGGCCATTCATAACTCAAATGACGAATGAGGAATGAAAAATGAGTATTGCAACATTAATTTTAGGCCAGTCAGGCACTGGTAAATCTACAAGTCTTCGCAACCTAAATCCAAATGATGTTTTGTTGATTCAGGTGGTGAAAAAGCCCCTCCCTTTCCGTTCTGCTGAATGGAAGTACCTTTCAAAAGATGGTGGCTCTATTTATGTGACAGATAGCCCAGAAGTGATTATCAAGCGTATGCAGCAAACATCTAAGCCAATCATCATTATTGATGACTATCAATATGTTATGGCAAATGAATATATGCGCAGAAGCACTGAAACTGGCTTCAACAAGTTCACTGAAATTGGGCGCAAAACTTGGGATGTATTCACAGAAGCTTCAAACCTTGCAGACAACAAGCGCGTCTACATTTTAAGCCACACAGAAGAGGCTGAATCTGGCAAAACCAAGATTAAAACTATTGGAAAAATGCTAGACGAAAAAATCACATTAGAAGGAATGGTAACCATCTGTCTTCAAACAGGTGTTATCAACGAACAATATATTTTTCATACCAAAAACAGCGGGTTAAACACTGTTAAATCCCCTATCGGCTTATTTGAGTCTGACCATATTGAAAACGATTTAGAGGCCGTTGATACAGCTATCTGTGATTACTACGGAATAGCAAAAACTGAAACACAAACAACTACTGAAACAGCATAAGAGGTAATAATCATGGGTAACTATCAAGCATTTAATTTGAATACTGAATCAGCAAAACAAGCTGATGCAGGTGGACGTATTGAAACTACTGGTAAATACGTTGGTGTAATTAAATCAATGGAGTTTGTAACCTCTAAACAAGGTACACAAGGTTTTGAAATCAACTTTGAGTCTGATTCAAAGGAGTTTACAAACTTCACTATATGGACTGTCAAAGCTGATGGTACTGCACTTTCAGGTGTCCATAAAATTAATGCGATTATGGCTTGTGCGAGTGTTAAGAGCCTCACACCTACGGATCAAAAATTAGAGAAATATGATTTTGATCTTAAACAAAAAGTACAACAAACATGTGTGGTTGCGCCTGAGATGACTAATAAGCGTATTGGTGTTTTGCTACAGCGCGAAAATTACTTAAATGGAAGTGGTCAGCAACGCCATCAAATGAATTTCTTCGCTTCATTTAATGCTGATAGCGAATTGATGGCTAAAGAAATCCTTGAACGTAAAACTTCACCTGAGCTACTGCCTAAAGCTCTTGATCGTTTAATTGCTATGGGTGATGCACAACGTGCACAGCAAAATGCACCGCAACAATCTGGTGGCTATGGTCAATATTCACAAACTCAAGGTAATCAATCTTCTGATTTAGATGACGACTTACCGTTCTGAGACATATATCTAATTATTGTCAAGAATCGAGGGCTAATGAAAGCCCTCAATCCTGGGGAGGATTATTATGACAACTTTATATGACATTGGATATGACCTAGCTGAACAGGTTGAGCGAATTCAAGATCTTTTAGCTGAAGGTGCAAGTTCCGATAGTGAAGAAGTTCAACTGTTGCTGGAAGGCATGGTTGCTAAAGAAGGCGAATGGAAAGAAAAGTCAAAGCGTGTGGCAAAGTTTGTCCATCAAATGATGTTGGAAGAAAAACTGATAGCTACTGAGGCACAGCGTCTTTCTGATAAAGCCAAACGTATTAAAAGTACATATGGATATCTTCACGATCTTTTACTAGATCAAATGCTTGAGTTTGGTGTCAGTGAAATTGAAGATCCAGTTCTTTCAATCAAGGTAAAAGAAAATCCTTGGTCTGTAGTTGTAAAAAACGAGGAAGAAATTCCGGCTCAATTTAAACGAGAAAAAACTACAGTCGAAGTAGATAAGCACGCCCTACTCAATGCTCGTGAATCTATCACTGATATCAAAGGCATTGAGTTCATTAGAACTAAAAAATTGGCATTTAAGTAAGGTGGCAGCATGAACGACTTGGAAATAAACGGATATAAGATTTTCACAAATCCTGATGAAGCTGTTTATGCAGCTAAATCAAAAGAAGATGTCTACAACTATTTCGTCGAAAACTATGGCTCAACTGAAGAATGCCAAGATGAAACAAAAGAGCAATTTATTAATAACTTGAATGAGGTTGAGCTTGATAGTGACTGTGCTCAGAGAAACCGAGAGTGGATTAATGAGGATACGGGGATGATCTCAACATCATCCTACTATCAGGAATATAAACATGTTGCTTCTAAAGATGAAGGAACAGAAGTAATCGCATTTTTAGTTTGGTGAGGACAGCAGCATGACAGATTTGAATAAGGAAAGAGAGGCTTTTGAGAAGCTTTCAGAAATTGCAGAAATACTGAATGAGGAAAAATCTCATTTTAATGGTGATTTTTACGACTTACCATTCAACTCATGTGCAGAATCATTTATCAATGGAGCTTGGTATGCATGGCAAGAAAAAGCCAAAGCTCAGGCGGTGCCAGAGACTCATATTGTTGTGCCAAAGCAGCCAACACCTAAGATGATTGATGCTACTTGGGATTTTGACGATGAAATTATTGAGATGAGTAGCAATACTCGCAATGAATTTATCTGGAAGAAAATGGTTGAAGCAAGCGAATCGGGAGCTGAGGGATGAGTGAATTAAAAGTTAAAACATGTGAATTTTGTGATGATGGAAATGGTGAATGCATCTTCCCCTATTACGGTCTTGCTCCTCATATTCACACCAAACCAATTGGCGGCACGGTATTTCTTGATGAGTCATTTCCTGAAAACTTTAGTCCTGATGGGGATGGTTTAGGTATGTATACACATTGTCTTAATTGTGGAGGTGACGGCACGTTTGAAGGCACTCAATTAGAAGTTAAAGCGGAAAGTAAGGAGGGGTGAATGGAGATTGATCGTCGTGTACGTGCTAAAGAGTTTATGATGCTAATGTCTATTGGCCGGACTAAATTCTATCGCATGATTAAGAATGGTGAAATTCCTCAACCTATCAAGGTAAGTGACAAAGAGGTATTTTGGCACGAATCAAGTGTTAAGAAAGTTGTCGAAAAACACAAAGATAATTCTGATATGATAGCCTGCTAA